CTTTATTAGTTGTCTTTAATTGTTTGCCAGGACTAAATGCAGTTTTAGTCCAATCCAAGAAGTCAAATATAGCATTGCTTCCTAACTTAGGGCTGCCACTTGTTCCAAACTGAGTTTGATTTGCATAGATAACAGGCACTCCGCTTGCATTGTCGTATATCTCGCCTAGTTGTAACCAATACCTAGCTTGTGAATTAACGCAAGGCACTATATCGGTAGAGTTGAATCCACCAAAATCAAAGGTCACGTAGTTCTTAACTATGTCTGCCACGTTTATTTGAACAGTTCCCACTAGCGGTTGCTTAGGTAAAGTCAATCTAGTTACAGGGTTGCTTTGCCCGCTTACGTTTACATCGCATAGGAACTGGTAATTAGGCTGAGTGCTATTACCACCGCTCACACCTATCACTATTTCATTAAATAAATTCTGCCAATTATTAGGGCTTTCTATTATTGTTATCATCTTGTCAAGTTTATCTCTACACTTACTATTATCTGCTTGCCGAACTTCTCAGCTATTGCGTTGCTCATTCTTGTAACCTCTGTATCCGTTATTGCCGTGTCTATAAAATAGGTCGGTTTCAATCCGTTCTGCTTTATTCCAAACGCTATCGCTGTGGCTCGTTTTCTTTTCTCGTCTATCTGGACCTTTGCCCTTGCTCTTTTAGTTAGGTTTCTAGTTTGTGAATATCTTGAATCTAATGGAATCCCTTTTTTAGTAATCCACCTCATTAAGTTATCGACCATTGGCTTACTTGGGAATCTAGTCCTAAAACTATAAATTGAGCCATGCTTAGTTCTTAAACCATTTACCCCACTATTTACAAAGAAGGCATAATCATTCCCTTCAATAGCCACGTAGTATTCATTACCTGCCACGCTTACAGGCATAGCAACTATTGATTGCTTCAACTCTGAATCCCTTAGGTCTACTTGGTCTAGGTTGCTCTTTAACGCCTCGCTGAGTTCATTAGCCACGTTAAACAATGACCGCCCAATAAAGGTGTCAAACTTAATGTTTTCAATAGGAACGTAATCTTCACCTATCGAACCTAGAAGTGCCTCATAGTTTACGCTCATTGTCTTCTCTATCTATTTGGTAGCATATTAAGTTCAAAAATTCTATCACGTTCATTTTAAAGAAGTATTCCCACTTTGTAGCATCTCTATTTGCGAGGTTATCGATTGTAACGATATATCCCCATTTGGATTCAAATCCTTTACTATCGCCTCCACTTCCGCCTCCAAAGAGGTTCTTATATGAATAGATAATTCTCGTAAGACCTTGCAAAAAAAAACCAAGAGAGGCTGAGCATCTTTCATTGTCATCTTCTCAAACACTAGGTCGCTTATTTCTTTGTGTGCTTTGCCATCGTATGTCGCTACCTTTCCAAATCGCCAAGTCATAGGCTTTAGGAATACAGCTATAAACTTGTGAAGTTCCTTTTCGGCTAACTTGCTAAATGCTGAGGCATCAATAAATTGGTCGGTGGTTATCTTCATTATGTCCGTGTCAACTGCAAACCACTTACCGCTAATCTTTATTTTTTTTTTAATCTTGTATCCGCTCAAGTTATCCTCAATCGCTTTTAAACGCTCTACGTAATCCATAAAGATAGTATGAGGCAAAGCCTTAATTGATTCGATTGGTTGCCTTAAAACGATTGAAACACGCCTCTGCAAGTATTCTAATTCAGATTCATAAGGCATCTGTGCCAATGTGCTTACGTATTCCTTGATGGTTATTTCTTTGAACTCCCGCTCCATAGTATTAAATATATTTATTTTGTTTTGTGTAATTGTTTTTTTAACTTGTTGATTATGCTCTCATTATGGTGTACTTGCCAGAGTTTTTCTCTTGAAGTTTCATTAGTGCAAGATACCTAGTTGCATCTATTAAGTGATTATTAAAATCGATTGGTTCATTTAGCGTGTGACCTGCTTTGTCTATCTTCCATTTGTAAGTCCTAAACTCTCTTAATAGATTTGAACCGATTAGATTTAGCTTGTAACGCCTTAGAATGTCAATAGAGTTTATAATCGAATCTTTGCCCTTTGCAGTTGGTTTAATATTGTAACCAAGTCTATAAACTTCCTCAATACTTTTAGGCTCGGCACTATCTGCAAATATCTCATCCCTACGTTCTACACCGATATTCCTTAACTTGTCTGCTACGTCTTGGTTTGTAAGTCCTCTTTCGTAAAGTTCCTCTCTAATATAGAGTTCTTGGTTATACTTGTAAAAAGAAACTATTGCAGTAGGGTCATTACTAAATCCCCAATCTAATCCGTATCCGATAAAGTTTGCATCTTGTGGCACTTGGTAGCCCTCTGTAAAATTATTAAATACTAAACCTTTCAACTGTCCTCTTTGACCTAAACCAAATATTTTCCAATACTCAGGGTCGGCTGATTCTAATTGCTCAATCTCTTTCTTAAGTGATTCTGGTAAGTGTGGATTATCCTTATAGGTTGTGATTAATAACTTCGCATCCTCTCTAGGAATAACTTGTTCATAAATCCAATGCTCAAAGTCCGATGGGTTATAATCGATAATTACTTTGCCTGTTGTCCTTAGTAGCAACTGTCTCCAATCTTCAAGTTCTAACTCGTTGGCTTCATTGGCAAATAGGATATCACGCTTACGCCCTCTTATCTTACTGGCATCGTCTACACTAAAGAACTCGATTAGGTTATCATTAAGCAGGTAAGTGTTTTCAGTCTTGTTGTGGTTAGCCTCATTGTATAATTCAGCCTCCTTTAGTATATCGAAGAAGTCACGCATTGAGGATGCCTTTAATGCAGGCAAAGTTTTACGCACTATTGAATAAGTTAGTCCTGTATACTCTACGCAGGTTCTTACAATCCATTGCAAGGCAGAATAAGTTTTACCTGACCTACTACCACCTTGAAGGATTGCGATTCTCTTTCGGTCTACCTTAAAAGTATTATCAATATGAACTAAGTTAGGATTAAACCTCATTGTTCTCGATAGGTGCTTTTAACCAATCAGGCATTTTATTGATGTTAATGTTTTGCTCGTTCTGAACCTTCTCTGTCAATCCATTTAATCGCTGAGTTATGCTTGCGTTATACTGCCCAACCATGCCGCCTTGAATTTGGTCATCCTTGATAGCTTTGCGTATGCGTGAGCAGATAGTTTGATAATCTGTGTACCTTTGTTCAGTATTTGCAAAATATTGGCTTAAATCGCTTATAATGCCGTTATCGTAACAATAGCACTCAAACCCATCTAAAGTAAGAGGTCTTTCCAATAGTTCATAATCGCTTACTCCATCCTTTCCTACAAATACGTGCTTCTTTCTTGGATTACTTTTAACCTCTGTCTTATAAGCCTCAAAGTGTTCCCACATCTTCTCTGGCGTTTCTATGTATTTATTCTTTCCCATATCTATAAATATATTATTTGCTCGATATAATACTCTCGTAGTATTCCATTCTATACTTACGCCATAATGCTTCATTGCTATTTTGCATAACGTCTTCTTTTAGTTGACTGCCTAAGTCTTTTCTCAACTCAGGGTTTTCAATCAATCTTCGCATTGCCTTGTACCAATCCTTTTTACCTGCCACTAAACAATTCTTGCCGTGTTTACTCATCCATTGATACGATTCCACATCCGAAACGATTACCCCTAAACCGAATGCACCCATCTCTAGCATCTTTAATTCAGACTTCGCTCTATTGAACTCGTTATATCTTAAAGGAATCAATCCAATGTCCATTAAATTATACGCCTGAGCATAGCTATAAACATCTGCTGCGTTTATCCTTCCGTAATTGTTATCATCTAGGATGTAGTTTGAAGTAAATATCTTTTCGTACTTGTGCCAAATCGAATCACCATCGTAGAATCCTGCCAGCATGAACTTGTAATCCTTGTAAGGGCTTTTATTCAAAGATAGGATTTCGCCCTCTATAAGTTGCAAGTCTTCTAAGTGAGTTACTGAACCACTCCACCCAATGTTTACCAACTCGGACTTCATTGCTGCAATCTCAGGGTTAGGTATGAATTGAGGTTGCTCAAAGTCTATTGTGTTTGGGAAGACTTCCACATTTTTATTAAACTGCGACACCACATACTTAAGGTAAGGAGTTGTCACCATTATTGCATCCGCTTGACTAAAGTTGTAAATCAATGCCTCTGCCCTATGGTTTAGCTTCCATTCTTTTTTAAGCACGTGGCTATCGCTTAATTGGTAATGGTCATCCGTATCTATAATTACGGGAATGCCTAATCTTTTAAGAATCTTCCATACGTTTTCCTCGTTGCCTATTCTTGAGATTGACCTGCTTGCAATAATTAAATCGAACTGAGATAGCTGCGATTCAGGAACGTGGTCTATGCTTGCCATTTGGCTGACCTCGTGTCCGTGCAAGTGCATCTTTGAATGTGGAACGATTAACCTGTGGTATTCGCCACCCATTATTTTTTGACCTGTAACTAATAGTATTCTCATTTCTTATAAATCCTTACATTTCTATCGAAGTGACCGCCCTCTGTGAATCCTTTGCTTGCCATTAGTTCAGTCAAGCCTCTGTGCGAAAATATAGTTGAATGCCCAACACTTGGCTCAATGTAACTATCCTCTAAAGTTAACCAATCGTTGAATGATGTTTCAATCATTACCACGCCGCCTTTAACTAATGACTTGTATATTAAGTCTAATTCTGCAAATGGTTCGTTTAAATGCTCTATAACTTCTACCATGATTACAATGTCAAAAGTTTCCTTTTTAGGTAACTTCTTGAACTTTGGATTGAACTTATCGTAGCCAGTGCATTTAATGCCTGCACCCTTTAGGTCCTTAATAAGCATTCCGTTTCCGCATCCAAAGTCTAATACGTTGGCATTGTCTTTAAGTATGTGAACTCTGTCTATTCTTAAATGGTTTTGCATTTCGTTTCTTACTTGTTCGCATCCACCACCTACCATTTGGTCCTGATTTAATGGTTCGCAGAATATAATCCCATTGTCATCTTGGAAATACTCAGTTCCGTTCTTAAGTCCTAAAGACTTGTGCTTATTCAATTTCATTTATTAATTTGTTTAATGATTCGGTATTCCATAACTCAAAGTATTCACCGCCCGCAGGTATAACATTGGGCGCATAGTAACATATCTCTAATGCTCGCCTGCACTTTAACGATTCGGCTATTGCAAAGTTCATTGACTGATTCCCGATAAATAGCTTCGAGTTGTTTATTATCCTAGCTAAGTCTAAGAAGTTTTCTACTGCCAGATACTTGCAGTTTACTTTTTGACTAAATATAGAATACTCAGCACTTGAACCTGTGAAGTAAATAGTTTCTTTAAGTTCATTTAAGACTGTGTAATCAATATTCGGGTTTTGATAGCGTTCGGTTCTGTTTACCACTATGTAATCACTTGGTGCAGTATCAATGTGCAATATACGCTCTGAGTAGTTTACATTTGTTAATTCAGGAAACGCTAAAGCATACCATCGTTTAATATCGTATGCAGCCAAATTCATTCCTATGCTTCTGAACTTGTCTAGGTCGTAATCTACTTTCTGATTCCTATAAGGCAGCACATCGTAGATAAAGTCAAACTCCATTAGTAAAGGTCTGAGCATCTTGTATGCGTAATCGTTTAGCATCACATCTCCGTATGCGTGTTTGAACGTAGGATTGCCACCAACATTAGGGGCGTTTACGTTTATGTAAAGAACTGCTTCTTTGTCGTGTATCTCGCAGGCTTTCTGAATGGCAGGCATAGCGTAGAGAATATCTCCACTTGCTCCTGAATGTTTAAATTTTAGATTCATATTCTTCAAAGGCATTAAAAACTTTGTGAATTAACTCGTTTTGACAATTACCGCAATGAATGTTTGCAGTTACATATCCGAACAAATCTTTATGCGCTTGCTGGAATGCTAATATCTCTAAGCCGCTCCACTTCATAGCGTGATTAGTTTTAAAGGTCAACCATCTATCTTTAAATGGCTTTAGTCTTTCGTATTGTTCTGCGTTCATACGTTTAGGTATTTAGAAATAAAAGCACTCATAACGCTACTAGCGCAACCAATCATAAACGAATCAACGAATCCATTGCTTGAATATAAAGAGTACGTTAAACCGCCCCAAAATGCCATACAAAAAGAACATCCGAAAGGTTTAGGTAGTTGCTCCCCAAAAATTTTGCCGTAAACGTTGGTCAAAAAATCACTTGCACCAATCCCGAAGGATGCGCTAAGTGTTGTAAGAATCAGAAAAGTTTTTAAATCTGTCATGGTTTTCAAGTTTTAGTTTTTTAATTGTTTTTTGTATCGTGTATTGGACTGCTCCGTATTTTATGCCTGTCATTACGGATATCTTCCTGAACTCCCCAATGTCAATGTAAAGTTTTAAAAGTGTCTGGTCATACCAATCTAAGCTATCTATCTTGTCTTTTACTTCTTGGGTAAAACTTTGGAACACATCCTCCCTATTTTCAAGTTCAGGGTCTAAGTCACCTTCTAAACCTATTAACAAGTCTATGCTCTCGGTTTGGTCGTTGTGCCTATACTTGCGGTAAAATGGCGAGTGCTTCGAGTTCCAAGAGTTGTGTGCTATTTTTACGAATAAGAACTTTAAATATTTTTTTTCTTTAGCCTCGAGTATTTTCTCATCAGGCATATCCAAAAGATTAATAATAACCTCGTGAAACAAGTCTTCAAATAAAGCAGGTGAGGCTATGTTCCTGCATACGTTTCGGTAAGCAGCATCTTTATAGATAGCCTCTATTATTTGTGCTTTATTCATTATTAGTGTATTACAAAAGTATAAATAAATATTTAATATGTAACTTATTTTATTTTTTCAGCCTTATCCACATAAGCAGTAAACCCCATTCTGTTTAGTTCTTCAATCCTAAATTTTTGTAATGGCTTTAGCGTGTCGGTATATTCTTTGCATTCAATGAAAACACATTTACCATCCTTTAGACACATCAAGTCTGGTATGCCGTTCTTATTTGTTTTGATAAGATTAACCACATACCATCCATCTGCCTCCATTTTC